GTGGGGTACTGGGGGTATCGCCCCTTGCTGACGGACGCAGCCTGCCGAAAGGCGCAGGCCACCGACAAGGATCGCAAGCTGTTCGACGAGCGCGGGCTGTTTCTGCTCGTTCGCAAGTCCGGCTCGAAGCTTTGGCGGCAAAAATATCGATTCGGTGGGAAAGAAAAACTTCTCTCCATCGGGCCGTATCCCGAAGTCTCGATCACGCAGGCGCGCAACGCTCGGGACAAAGCCCTGCAGCAGCTGCGCGATGGGATCGACCCATCCGCGCAGAAGCAAGAGCGCAAGGCGCAGGCGCGCTTGGAAGCGATCGACACGTTCGAGCAGATCGCGCGAATCTGGCACAATGCCCGAACGGACCTTCTGACCTCGCGTTACGCGGACGCCGTGCTGGCGCGCTTGCAGAACGACGCATTTCCGGCCTTTGGTGCGAAACCAATGCGGCAGATCACTCCGCGCATGGTTCTGGACATGATTCGGAAGATCGAGGCACGCGACGCTCGGGACGTAGCACACCGAATCAGGAACCATGTCTCGGACGTCTTCGTCTACGCGATCGCGGAGGGGTTCGCGGAAACCGACCCTGCAGCGATCATCAAGAAGGCACTCTTGCCTCTGAACGGGCGTCGCCGCGCTGCAGTCACCGATCTACAAGTAGCGAGGGACCTGCTGAAGACTGTGGAGGCTCGTTCGGGCGTCTACTGGTCAACGCTACTCGCAACGCGGCTCTTGGCCCTTACGGCAGCAAGGCCCGGCGTAGTGCGTCTGGCCGAGAAGTCGGAATTCGAGGGGCTGGACGGCAAGTCACCGATCTGGCGCATACCTGCGGCGAAGATGAAACTGACGCGCAGCGAAAAGCGCGATATCACGCGCGAATTCATAATTCCGCTTTCGCGTCAGGCAGTGGCTGTAGTGAAGGCAGCGCTGTCAGAAAGCCTGGCCTGCCGTACAAACATCGGGCCGCAATGGCTCTTTCACGGCCCAGGCAAGTGGAAGGTGCCGATCAGCGACAGCACGTTGAGCAAGCTCTATCGGGAAGCCGGTTTTGCGGGCGTGCACGTCCCGCACGGTTGGCGCTCGACGTTCTCGACCATCATGAACGAACGCGCCGCGGAATCCGATCAGGAACGCGATCGGCTGATCATCGATCTAATGCTCGCGCATGCGCAGCCGGGGGTCGAGCCGATCTACAACAGGTCGATGTACCTGCCGCGCCGTCGCCAAATCGCGCAGACCTGGGCCAATCTGCTCATGAAGGGAGCGGACGAACCGCATCTGCTTCTGCCTGCACATCGTCCATGGCGGGCAAAGGATACGGTAACTCCCGCCCTGAAGGAACTCGTTCTGGCCGACTGAATCTTGCCCAGGGGGCCGCGCGATGAACGCGGTTTCTTTCGGCAATCTATTGACCGGCTCCAGCGTTGTCCCCTCTACCGAGGCCCGCGTCAGCTTCTGGCGCCGTACTTACAGCGTCGATGACGCACGAGCGCAGGTGGGTCGCGCTATGGGTGACGGCAGCAAGCGCCAAGGCAGACTCGTGGTCAAAATGATCGTTGAAGCAGCCATGGAGTGGTTCGAAAAGCTCAACGGGGACGCGCGCCGTGCATTCTCAGAGGCGATGGCAGCGTACCGGGAAAACACAGACCCTACTGCCAAAGCACCCGAGCCTCCTCGTATCCTCCGGTGGAACCTGCTCGACACGCTTAAGGCCGTGCTGAGCTGGACTCACTGGTCAACCGGTGAATGTAATCCGACGTATGAGATGATCACAGATCGGGCTACGGGGCGTCGCGACACCGTGATCCGTCACGCGCACATTCTACGCGAATTGGGGCTGCTAGATTGGGTTCGTCGATGCAAGCCAACCGGCAACAAAAAGCAGCCGACACAAGCCGCTCCCAATTCCTACTTTTTCGAGATTTCGCGCGCGCCAACCGAACTGCGCATCCTCATCCTGCAGAAACTGAAGCGGTGCGGCGTAACGCTGGCCTCCCACCCAGAGCGCCTGGGCTCCGGTCCGGTGCCCAACCGGACCCAGCGTCTTGCATCTCGCTTGGGTAAGACCCTCTCGGGCGTTGCTGACGTCCTACGTGGTCGCAAGGACCGCGATGAAAAGATTGCCGAAGCCGCGTTTGTGCGGGACGAGATGCTGCAGATGGGTGATATTCCAACCGACCAGTGGGCGAAGATCCGCCATCCCGGCGATATGGCCGCTCAGGCAGCATATAACGAACGCCTCGGCATTCTTTCATTTACCTCTGAGAGTCTGACGACCCCGCTTCATTCCTGTCCTGCAGAACAAATACAAAAGGACAGAGGTCGCTTAGGCGACCTCTGGCGCTAGATTTGTATTGCCCCAATGCCGAAAAGCCCAATCCCGCCTTCAGCAGAACGTTTCAGGAGATGGAGCGTGAGGGCGGCTGCGCCGCCCGGGTATCCGAGGGGGCAAAGAGCAAGGGTCGTGCCAAACTTCCCATGGCAGTTTGGGTGGAAATGTGGTCAGGGGATGGCCTGATTTCCTTCTGAAATCCGAGGTTAAGATGTCGAGACAAGCAAGGTTGAAGAACGGAGTTCCAATCGTGACGGTGAGGGAGCTCAAAACTGCGCACGAAGTGCTTTTAGGCAAAATTGCACAGCCAACGGTGCGTCTTCCAGGCCTTGGCGCCATCACGTGCGACGACTACGATTTCATCGCCAGCTTCGGACCGATGGAGCGCGCTTTGATTGACGCGTGTGATGAACTGCGGGCACAGGGCCACGATGAGGATCATGCCAGCGACATGGGTGAACGGGCGCTTGTGTTGCTCGAAACCGCCCGAAAAATGGGCGTCGCGGAGATTGATGACAGAATGTTTTCTGTTGCCGCAACCCTGCGTCTTCCGTTCGGAAATCGGACCTTTCCTGCCGCCCAATTTCTCAAAGCCTTGAAGCAAACCGTTTGACGCCATACTAGGTGCGCGGCTGCATCAATTCGCATCAGCAGCGCAGCGCCACTCGTCCTCCACCGGCCTAGGACTTGGGCCGGTTTCTGCCGATAGGCCGAACTGCATCAAAACCCACACATAAAGCGCGCGGGCGAGGCGGGGGAGTAAGCGCGCTGCGAGGGGGTGTCAGGCCGGGCCGAGCCTCGACCTCCCAGCCCCCGAGGGGCGCCCACCGGCAGGCGCTGCGGGGCGTGCGCACGCGCTTTTACCTCGGAGCCACCCCAACGAGCGAACGCGCTGTACGGGGCTTAAATCGGCCCCATTGCCAGCGTGCCGCCCCGGTGCCCCGGCTTGGCAGCGCATTATTATTACGCGGGATGGTTCAGCCTGGGCGGGGGCCGATTGACGGTCTCCCCCGCCCGGCGCACGATGCACTGATGTGCAATCTTTACCGAATGACGGCGCCTGCGGACGCGATCGCGGGATTGTTCCGAGCGACCACCGGTGCCGCGCCGAACTTCGCTGCCGAGGTCTACCCCGGCTACCCTGGCCTTGTCGTCGCTGACGGTGCTGTCCGAGCGATGAATTGGGGCTTCCCCCTGGTGCTGAAGAGCAAGAAGACCGGCGCGCCGCTCAAGCCGAAGCCGGTGAACAACACCCGCGAGGACAAGCTGCACACCGGCTTCTGGATCGACAGCTTCCGCAAACGCCGCTGCCTGATCCCCGTCACCGCCTGGGCAGAGGCCGAGGGCTTGAAAGGAGCGATGACGCGGACCTGGTACTCGCTACCCGATCAGGATCTGTTTGCCGTCGCGGGCGTCTGGCGGCAAACCGCCGAGTGGGGCGACGCTTACTCCATGGTCATGGTGGATGGGTGCGAGCAGATGGCTGACGTGCATGACCGCATGCCGACGATCATCGCCCGCGAGCATTGGGAACGCTGGACGAACGGAGATCCGGACGAAGCCTTCGCGCTCTGCCGCGTCTACCACGCGCCGCTGATCGTTGATCGCACGAGCGAGCCTTGGTTCAAGCGAACCAGCCCACCAGCTGCGCCACAAACGCCACCGCCATCAGCAACGCTACTATGATCATCTCGGCCTGTTTCAGCATCAGCGGTTGATCCTCGACGGCCAGGCCGGATGCAATGCGGAATAGATCCGCGCTGGATCAGAACGGTGGCCGGGCCTCAATAGCTCAGCCAGTCGAGTTCGGCCTCATCGACCGCCTCGAACATGTCGCCTTCTGCCAGACCCACGCGAAGCCGCTGCCTCACCGCCTCGGGATCGCCGTCCTTAGGAAAGCCGCGATCCGCCACGGCGCACTTCGCCAGTTCGCCGACCAGACCACCGCGCCCGGTCTGCATAAGCAGCCAGCGGCCAAACGTCCCGCGTTCAGCAGGCGAAGATGTGCGCCCGGTCGGGCGAAGGCGCGAATCAGAAGCTGCAGGGACGAAAGCCCGAAAATCAGGGCCTTTGGTGATGTCCTGAAACGAGCCACCCCCTCCGGCTATCCTGCTGACTTCGCGGCGCAAGTCGTCGAGCGTCGGGGTGGTGGGCGGCTGTTCCATGGCAATCCTCGCTGTCGAATCGGTAGCGCGATCCTAGCATGTTCTCTATATGTTCACACCACGAGTCGATGTGTGCAAAGCACCCCGGAGGATCAGAAGATGAAACAGATAAAGGAAATCCGCCACGCGGTGGCGACAGCTCTGGAGACGCGCGGTCTCGATAATCGGGAGTTTTTGCGGCAGATACGGTCAGGCGAGCAGGACGACGGACCTTACATGACCGGCGCCCTCGCCTGCGCCGCCGTGCTCGCGAAGCAGTCGGCTCGCGGCTGATGCAGTGCGCTACGCTGACGGACTGAGGATCCCGACCCGGCTGTTCGAGGCCGCCGCCTGGCATTACCCGATCAAGGTGACATGCGCGTGCGGTCGGTCGGCAGTCTTCGATCCCCATGCGCTATGGTATCTCTTCGAGCGCAAAGGATGGGACCCCACCTTCACGAAAGCGAAGGGCCGCTTCTACTGCGGCGAATGTTGGCGAACGAAGTTCCGGAAGCTCCCGCCGGTCAAATTCGAGACTTGCCGAGAAGAGCCTACCGTCAGCCTTCCCATGCCGGACGAGCGGGAGTGGAAGCGCGCGATCAATCGCTTTCGCGGCTGATCATCCTCGTCTAGATGGGGGCGGGAGATTAAGCCATGGAATTTGCACTGATTGATGGGGTGAGAGCAAAGGCTCAACCTGGGCTGAAAGGCCATTGTCCGGATTGCGGCGCCGGAATGGTTGCTAAGTGCGGTCCCCGCGTAATTCATCACTGGGCACATGCCGGTCGCAAAAATTGCGATCCGTGGTGGGAAAACGAGACCGAATGGCATCGCGAGTGGAAAGCATATTTTCCCGATGAGTGCCGGGAAGTCAGCCACACGGCTCCCGATGGTGAGATCCATAGATCGGACATAAAGACGCCGACCGGTATTTATATTGAAATTCAGCACTCGGCGATGACCGATGAAGAACGCCTCTCACGCGAAGCATTTTACGGCAACCTCGTTTGGGTTGTTGATGCAAAGCCATTTGCGAGGAGCTTTGAGTTCTGTCATTTCCTCCCTGATCCCGGCGCTTCATTCGCACAAGATCTTGTATGGTATCCGGCACGACGAGGCTCACCGATGGACTTCGGTGCGTTTTGGCGGAGGTCGGAAAATCCCGACGCAGATTCCCAACCGGGTTCGCTGGTTCTCATTCACTCTTACCAGCGGTTAAAAGATGAAGTTCTTAAAAACTGGCGAGGTCATCAGCAATATTTCTGGAGCCGTCCTCGCAAAACTTGGCTCGATGCTACATGCCCTGTCTATTTAGACTTTGGGGACGAATGGCTATTTAGGCTGGAAAAATACGGCAGTAGCTTACTTCCTTGCATATATCGAATTGCGAAAAAGAAGTTCTTACACGACGTTATGACAGAGACGGCTGCGACGGATATCGCAAGCCGTTTCTACCCCGTTCCCACGTCTGTTTAAGCTGCCGCTCTCTTTCTGAAGCGTACCACCTCGGCGCCCACGGCGTCGTTCAGTTCCAGAAATACCGACTGTAACGGCTCGATCTCCAGTTCGAAGAACGCGTCGGTCGCCTTGGTCACGTCCCCAAAGCCGCCAGCGTTGGCGGGCACGATGCCCAGCAGTTGCGGCGGCACCCGGTGCGCGGCCAGCACGTCGTCGCGCGTCGTATTCTTGATCCCGAGGAACTCGTCCTTTGCACCCGCCTCCGCAATCGACTTGATCTGGATGCCGTTCTCTTTGCCACCGGGCGAGTGAAGGAACAGGTTACGGAAATTCCCCGGCCCCTTCGACCGCTTAAGCGCCTCGCGCATCTGGTCCACGTCGCCATCGGCAAACTCGCCGGTCACATACATGATGTAGCCCGCGTGACTGCCGTTCTCGTAATAGCGGCGACGGAACAGGGTCGCGTTCTCGTTGAGCAACGCCGACTGCAAGGCCGACAGGTACTCGGGCAGGCCATAGATCTCCTGATTGACGTCCGGCGCGATCAGCTGGTGGACAGTGCCGGGCGCAAACTCGACCTCGGGCTGATGCCCCGGCACCCACCAGAAGTGCCCCGGCTCGACGCCGCGCCGGGTGTACTTCGCAAGCGCGTGGTCGAGGCGCAGCAGGCCGCCCAGGCGGTTGCGGACCTCCTGCGCGTAGGCGTTGCCCATCACCAGATAGTCCTGCGCCATGCCCTTGAACGCCGCGCGACTGAGCCACTGCGTCGGCTCAAGGCTGGCGGCCAGCATATTGCGCTTCAGGATGATTGCGCTGGAATGGTGCGGCGACGCGCGGAACGCTCGGGCGAGGCCATGCAGGGAGATCGGCGGCTCGTACCAGCGCTGGTTGTGATAGCATTCCAGCATGTCGAGCATCGTCGCCCGGCTGAGCACCGGCTCGGGATCCCCGAAGGTAAAAGCCTGCACTGCGCCGCGGTTGTCGTTGGCGGAGACGATCGCGCCGCGCGATGCCTCCGCCGATTCCTGTCGGCTCATGTGGCGGGCACGGTTACGCTTGCTCATTCGATAATCTCCATCGTGCCCTTGGGCTTTTCCTTGCCATCGAGCGGCTCGTTCATGAGGATGTGCATGGTTGCCCACGCGATGTCGGCATGGCCGTCGTCACCGCCGCGCCCGGCCTTGAAGGTCACGTTGCGCCCGCTGGTGGTCAGCGTTTTCTTGATCGATACGAAGGCCGAGACGATGTCGAGGTAGCCGCTCTCGAACGCCAGTCGCCCGCGCCGGATCACGTTCTGCGCCTTCATGATCATGCCCGCCTTCACTTCCAGCGAGTATTCGATCTTGGCGACAGAACAGCCGGGCAGCGCGCCGGGCTTGGCCAGCAGCTGATAGACACCGGCGCCAACGCCGGTCGCGTCCACGCCCAGATATGTGCAGTTGTAGCGGCTCAGCATGGCCTTGATGAAAGCGGCCTGCTCTTCGAAGTCCTGACCACGCAGCGGATGGCGTTCGAGGATCCGGAACGTCCCACCCTCCGACAGGGGCGGCGCAGCGATCACAAGCGCGGCATTGTCGCCGGTCTCGCTCGACTGGGGATCATAGCCCGCCCAGACCGCGCGATTGCCATAGGGCCGCGCGGCCTCCGGGTTGAAGTCCTCCCACTCGACCAGGCTGTCGCAGCCGCAGGCGATCAGGTCGTTGAACTTGAAGGCGGACAGGCTGTCGTCGACGAACTCGCACATGTAGAGGTTCGCGAACTCGTCGGCCGCGTACTCGTCCTCAAGCTCTTCGATGTCGAACAGGTCGCAGCCCGCGAGATCCGCATCGCGGATGTTGACGATGTGCCGCCACACCCGATCCGGGCCGACGCTGCCAGCGGCAAGCGCCTGGTGGCTGACGTCAATCTCGATCCGGTCGGCTTTCTTCCGGCGCTTGTTCCGGCGCTCGCCGGTCCAGTACGGATAGGCCGGATGGGCGATGGTCGATGGTGTCGAGAAGTAGGTTTTGCGCCACTTCTTGTGCGTCGCCATGCCCGAGGCGACCTTGTTCAATTCCTCGAACGAGTGGACCCAGAAGAACTCGTCGAAGTAGAAGTTGCCGCTGCGGCCCTGCGCGGTGCGAAAGTTGGTGCCAAGGAAGTGCAGTTCTGCCCCCGCCTCCTCTGGCGGGCGCAGATCCGAGGTGATGACCATCGGGTCGCCTGCCAGCGACACGCCCACCAGCTTGGCGAAGCTGACGATGTAGGAGCGGAACTGATGGGCCTGCGCTTTCGAGGCTGACAGGAAGATCTGATTACGCCCGGTCTCGATCGCATCCATCAGGGCTTCGAAGGCGAAGAAGTAGGTGGCGCCGATCTGGCGCGACTTCAGGATCATGCGGGTGCGCTGATCCTTCTCCTTCCACCAGCGCAGCTGATAGTCGAAGCACCCGTCGAGGAAGATGCGCTTGAGTTCCTCGGCCTGCTCTTCGGTGAAATGGTTCTTCTTCGGCGCCTTGCGCGGCCCGCCGTTGCGATTGCCGACCTTCTCGTTGAGGTCACCGCTATGGCCTCCCGGCGCTTCATAGCGCCGCACCCGCGCCGCGCTTTCGACCACTTTTCGCAGGGCGTCGATCTCAACATAATCGCCGCCTGTTTTCTTTTCCTTTGCGATCAAGGTCAGCAGGCGGATCTCGGTCGCGTCCTCCATCTTCTTGATCGACGGCGCCTCGTCCCACTTGTCGCGCTGGCGCCACGATTCAATCGTCGGGCGCGGGATGGCCTTGCCCTGATCGTTCGTCACGCCGTGCAGGGCGAATTCGTCGGCGATCTGCGTCACGCCCCACCCTCGCCAGTACAGGCTGCGGGCATGGCGACGCGGATCGAACTTCCATGCGGAAGCCAGTGGGTCGGGAAGGGTCGCATTCGTGCTCATGGCCGCGACCATGCCGCGCGTTTCCTCCGCCAATCACCGCCGTCCATTTGGTTAGGCGCCCAGCCAAATGGATGGCCTTGAGAGACAGGGCTTTCCGCCGCTTTCTGGGATCCGACACCGCAGCGCCCCGGCGCCGAGCATCACAGGAACCGGAACCGACCATGGCCAAGAGCAAGTTTTTCCGCATTGCCGTCGCAGGCTTCACCGCCAGTGATGGGCGTAAGATCGAAGAGTCTTGGATCAAAGACATCGTCGCGACCTTCAACACTGAGACCTATCCGGTCGGCATCAACTGCGAGCACATCAGGGGCTTTAGCCCGGAGCCGCCCTTCAACAGCTACGGCAGTGTTACGGCTGTGAAGCAGCAGACCGATCAAATCGTCATCGACGGTGCTTCCGTGCCCCGCCTTGCCCTGTACGCACAGATCGAGCCGAACGAACAGCTGCTCGCGATCAACAAGCGCAAACAGAAGAAGTACACTTCGATCGAGGTAGCCGAAGACTTCGGCGGAACCGGCAAAGCTGGCCTGGTCGGGCTTGCCGTCACCGACAATCCCGCTTCGCTGGGCACCGAAGCTCTGTCGTTCTCGGCACTGAAACCGATGTTCGATGCACGCAAGCAGAACCCGAACAACTTCTTCACGGCTGCCATCGAAGCCGACATCGTGATGGAAGGCACCCCCACGGACGGCGCTGGCGTGGCCGACGCGATCAAGGCGGGCTTCGCCAGCCTCGCCACCATGTTCAGCCGCACCGAACCCGAAAAGCCGAAGGAAGAGGCCAAACCCAAACCGGCGAACGACAACGGATTCGACGTTGCCGCCTTCAGCACCGCGCTCGGTGAACAGGTCGCGCTGGCGGTAAAGCCCGCCAATGACGCGATCGCCGCCCTTAAGGCGGACTTCGCCGACCTCAAGTCCACCCTCGAAACCACCGAAGAGCCGGGCAACTTCACGCGCTCCCCGGCGACTGGCGGCAGCGGCAACGCCCAGTTCCTCACCGACTGCTGATCAGCACCGCCAGCCCCCGCCACCCACCGGAGTATCTTTCCCATGCAGACTTCCACCCGCCTGCTGCTCAATGCTTTCGTCGCGCAGGTCGCGAAGCTCAACGGCCTGCCGCAGGAATTCACCGCCACCCCCGGCAAGCTCGACAAGTTCAACGTCTCGCCCCCCATCGAGCAGAAGCTGCAGGCCAAGCTGCGCACCATCAGCGACTTCATGTCGCGCATCAACGTCATGCCCGTGGTCAACCAGCAGGGCGGCCGCGTCAGCGTCGGCGTGAAGCGCTCGCTGGCAGGTCGCACCAATCGCGCTGCGGGAAACCGCCGTTCTCCGCAGGACGTCACCGGCTCCGACCAGATCGACCAGTACCTCTGCAAGAAGACCGACTTCGACTACGCCTGGCCTTACGAAACGCTCGATGCCTGGGCGCACATGCCCGAGTTCCAGCAGCTGTGCCGCGATGCCGTGCTCGCCCAGAAGGCCGAGGACATCATGTGCATCGGCTTCAACGGCGTCGATGCCGCCGTCGAGACCGATCGCGAGCAGTTCCCGCTGTTGCAGGACGTCAACTACGGTTGGCTCCACAAGATCCGTCAGTATGCATCGAGCCGCGTCATGGCGCACGGCGCCCTAGACAACGCCAACATCTACGTCTCGGACAGTGGCTCGGCCGACTACACGAACCTCGACGCGCTGGTGTTCGATGCCATCCAGACGCTGATCCACGAACGCTTTCGCACCTCGACTGACCTTGTCGTCATGGTCGGCGGCGACCTTGTCCACGACAAGTATTTCAAGATCGTCGAGGAAGCGGGCAACACCGCCACCGAGCAGGTCGCGCGCGACGTGCTGATGTCGAGCCGGCAGCTGGGCGGCAAGCCGACGGTGCAGGTGCCCTTCTTCCCCGCTGGCAGCATTCTCGTCACCAGCTTCAAGAACCTCTCCTACTACTGGCAGATCGGCACTGCGCGCCGCGCCATCCAGGATAATCCGGCGCTCGATCAGATCGATAACTTCGAGAGCATCAACGACGCCTTCATGGTCGAGGAATACGGCAAGTGCGCCCTCCTCGAAAACATCAAGATTGGTCCGAAGGCGTAAGCCTTCGGCCATTGCCCGCCCTCATCGAGCAGGAACGACATCATGACACCCGCACGTCTCCATCGGGAGCGCATGGCCGCCCTTGCTGCCGCCGCCGTTGACCCGACGCAGGTTGTTTCCTCCGATAAGGGCGGGCACCCCTCTCCCGCGCCCGCCGACCGCACGCCCGCGATGATCTATCGCGAGCGGGCGGCGGCAACCGCCATCATTACTGCGCCCGCAGGCGTCGTTCCGGCGGAAAATCGCATAGCCGCCGAGATCGCGCTGCGCTTCACCCATGACCTGCGCCGCCTCAAGGAAATCCGCTCGATCGACCGGAAGATCGAAGCGAAACGGGAAATGCTCCCCGAATACGCGGCATGGATCGAAGGCCTGCTCGCCGCCGACGCTGGCGCCGGTGAAGGCACTGCGTCCGAAGTCCTGCCGACCTGCATGGTCTGGTTCATAGACATCGGCGAATTCGACCAGGCGCTCGATCTCGTGCCGTTCATCTTCCGGCACAACGTCGCGATGCCCTCGCGCTACCAGCGCGACGCGGCGACGATCGTCGTCGAGGAAATCGCTGATGCCGCGCTCAAACGGCAGAACGCAGGAAATGCCTTCCCGCTTTCAGTGCTGGATCGCGTGGACGAACTGACCGGCGACCTCGATCTTCACGACGAAGTCCGGGCCAAGCTCCTGAAGGCCATTGGCGTCGAGCAGCTGCGCGCCGCCGAGGAGCTTCCCGCCGAAGAAAGCCGCGCCGATCTCGAAGCCACGCTCGCCACGCTGCGCGACGCGCAGCGCTTGAACGACCGCGTGGGCGTGAAAGACCGCGTCAAGCGTGCGGAAAGGCTGTTGGCTGCTGTCAGCGCCGCCGCCGCGCCGACCTCAGACACCGGCGGCAAAACTGCCGCGTAACAAGCTCGCCCCCGGCGCTCAGGGGCGGATCGCGCGCTGCGGGAGGCTTTCGAGCCATAGGGCCGCCAGCTGACCCGATCCCCACCCCTGTTAGCCGGTGGCCGAAAGGACAGAGAATGAGCACGCGACCCGAAACGCGCGACGTAATCGCATTTCTCAAGAGCCTGCTCGCCATGGATCCATGGTTCATATCGAACCTCGTCAAAGCGCGGTTCCCTTGCAACTACGCTATGTCGACGCACCCGGCGGTGCAGGTCGGCCGCGACAGGGGCGAGTACGTCTCCAGCTTTATTGGCGTGCTAAACGGCTTCCTCGGCATAATCGAAGAAGGCCCGCGCTCCGGTTGGGGACCGATCGCCGTAATCTTCGACGGCGATACGATCATCGACTTCGTTGAAACCAGCTTGCTGCCTTCCCCATGACCTTCGTCGCAATCCCGCCCACAGCAGACATCGAGCAGCCTGCCGCGCCGGACACCGTCATCCCGAACGACGGCTTCTTCCCAGACGTCGATCCCGCCAATGTGCGCGATGTTGCCCGGGTGCCGTCCAGCATTACCGCGCCGCGCCTGCGCGCCGCGATCCTCGGCGCCCTGCTGACGATGAAGGCGGACCTTCGCGCCTATAAGGTCCGCCAGATCGCCGCTGGGCATGCGCGCCTGGTCGACGTCCCGGCGGACGAACTGGACGGCCAAAGCGAGCTGCTGATCATGTATCAGCGCGCCGTCGCGCTCTACGCCAAGGCCGAACTGATCGAGCGGCACCGGGATTTCGACACGACGGCGGCGGGCAGCACTGTCACCGAGGAACTCACGCCTTCGATCACGGAGCTTCGCCGCGATGCCCAGCATGCCGTGCGCGATCTCGTCGGGCGGGGCCGCACCACCGTGGATCTGATCTGATGCCCGCCGCGCGGCGCCTGGTCGCCCTTCAGGGTGATATGCTGGACCAGCTGCTCTGGCGCGATGCCAGCCTCGGCCCCAGCGAACTGACACGCGTGCGCGATGCAAACCCCGGCTTGGCCGAACTCGAACCCATCCTCCCCCTCGGCACCGTCGTCATCGTCCCCGCAAGCACGGACGCCACTTCGACGCGGACGCTGCCGCTCACCCAGCTTTGGAGCTGACCCATGGAACTGCGCCCAATTCTCGAAACCGCAGTCGATTTCCTCGGCTCGCTGTCGCCCTCGCTTATCGGCTCTGCCGTCGCCCAGGCATGGAAGCCGGGCCTCTCTTACCGCCAGCGCTTCGTCCAGTGGGCGGTTGGTTCGACGGTCAGCTACTACGCCACGCAGGCGATCGTCTTCCTCACCGGATGGGATGGCCTCGTAGCGCAGTCGATCGGCTTCGGCATCGCCCTGCTCGCTTACGACGCGACGCCTAAGGTGGCCAAGGCCGCGATCGAGACGCTCGCCAGCCTCCCCGCCCGCCTCGCTGACCGCTTCCTCCCCAAGAAGGACTGACCCCATGCCCGTGAACCTGCGCCGCGCGCTCGCCAACCCTGCCGCCTTCTTCGCTTCGCTCCGCTCGATCACCGGTGGCCTCGACCAGAAGCAGGTGAACATCGTCAACGCCATCATGGCATCCGCCGCCGCCTGGCCGGTGGGATGGCTGGCCTATGCGCTCGCCACCGCCTGGCACGAAGCCCGCTTCACCCCGCAGCGTGAATGGGGCCTCGGCAAGGGCAGGCCTTATGCCGCCCCCGGCAAGTATGGTCAGCCGCAGTACGGTCGCGGCCTTGTCCAGCTGACGTGGGACCGCAATTACGAGTGGGCGGACAAGGCGCTCGGCCTCAAGGGCACTTTGCTCAAGAACTTCGATCTTGCCCTCGATCCCGTTCTCTCGGTGCGGATCCTCATCAAAGGCATGGAAGACGGCGCGTTCACCGGCCGCAGCCTGAGCCGCTACATCTCCGACACCGGAACCCACGAACAGTTCGTGCAGGCCCGCCGTATCATCAACGGCACCGACCGCGCCGACGATATCGCCGACATCGCCGACAAGATCCAGGCGGCGCTGATTAAGGGCCGGTGGGCGTGACCCTCGGCCTCTCCCACGTCGTTCTTGCCGGGGCGCTCACCGCGAGCGCTGCCGGTATCGGCGGTTTTTTCTACGGCACCAGCGTCGGCGCTGCCCAGGAGCAGGCCGCGCAGGCCCGCGCCAACGCCGCTGCCGACAAGGTGCGCGATGAACTGCAGGGCGAGATCGATGCCCATGCCGAGCAGCGCCAGTCCGCGGAATACACCCGCCAGGCCAACGTCCGGGAAATCTATCATGAAACGCAGAAGATCATCGACCGTCCGGTCTATCGCAATGTGTGCATTGATCCTGACGGCGTCGGCCTGCTCGACCGTGCCGCAACCATCGCGAACGGCGCGGGTCTCAGCCCATCTGCTGGCGCCGCCACAGCAGCTACCCCCGGCTCAGCGCAATAGCGCAGGGGAAATGACCGGCGCGGACGCACAGGTCAGCCTGGCCGCGCTCTACGACGTAGCCGGACAGATCCGCGCCGCCTTCATCGACCTGCAAGCGGAAGTCCGCATCATGTTGAGGAACACCGATGCGAAAAGCCGATAGCCTGCGCCGCTGGCTCACCGCCTACCTGCCGGACCTGAAGAAGCACCCCGACCGTCTGCAGGTCTATATTGAGGGCGGCGCGATCCAGGCGCAAAAGTCTTCGACCCTGTCGTTCTCCTATGCCTACACGCTGGTGGCTTCTGTGATCGGCTTCGCTGGCGATCCCGATTCCCTCATGGTGCCAATCCTTGCGTGGATCGAGAAAGAGCAGCCCCAGCTGCTCAAGCGCAGAGACGGTCGGCCATTCGGCTTTGAGGCGCAGATCCTCGACACCGAGACCTCGATAATCGAGATCTCCATCGAACTGACGGAAAACGTGCTGGTCATCCTGAAGGAAGACGGTAGCGGGTACGACATCACCCATCCTGCCGAGCCAACCTTCCCGGATATGTTCACAGGCGTGACAGCGTCCTTCCTGCAGGGCTTCGGCAACACCGAACTCATGGTGGAGACGCAGGAACCCGATGCCGTCCTCACCCCGACAGTGCCGCCGCTGGCATGACCGACGATCTGGCAGAAATCGAGCGGATCGCAGGCGCCATTCTACGCAGCCTCTCCACCGGCGAGCGCCGCACCCTCATGCGACAGATGGCCCGCGCTCTGGCGATCAGCCAGCGCGAACGAATCACGGCGCAGAAACAGCCGGACGGGTCCGCTTTCGAGGCCCGCAAAAAGAAGGCAGCGCCGATCACCGGGCGCGGAGCCACGTGCTTCCTCTATCCCGCGCACGGCAGCGGGGAACCGCGCCGCGTAATCATGAAAAGCTTCACTTGGGGGGCAGGCCGGATGATGACCGGCTTCGACATCGAGGCGGGCGCCATCCGGTCTTTCGAGTTCGACAAGATCATCAAGCACCTGCCGGTGCCTGCCGAGCACCGCAACGCCAGCGCCGGGACCTTGCGCCGCAGGGGCGGCGGACTTCGCCGCGCCATGTTCCGCCGCCTCGCGTCATCTCGCTACCTGAAGACGGGTACCGACGAACAAAGCCTCTGGGTCGGCTTCTCTGGCAAAATCTCGGACATCGCCGAAGTGCACCAGCATGGCCTGCGTGACCGGCCTGCGCTGGGTGCGAAGCCCGTGCCGTACCCGAAGCGCGAACTGCTAGGCGACACCGCCGCCGATCGCGAGCGGATGCTTGATGTGCTCTATGCCCACATCGCAATTTAGTAGTCGACATCACACGCTTGGTACCCGCCGGAGAAATGGCAGAAAACGTCCCATGGCGGACGTTCGACAAGCTATTCCCCGGCAGCCACGGGCCGGTAGCGGAATGTCGGCTTACCATCGGGTAAGAGGCGATAGCTGCCGTTCCTTATTGAGCAAGGCGACGTGATCATTATCGGAAATTGCCACCGGTCGCTCCACAGACGCTCTCGAACGCCGTGAAGCAGACCTTCTTTTGCTGCGGATTGGTTCGCACTCGAGGTGCGGGAAGTTCGACGGCGGTCTTGTGAGACCAGGTGACGTGGCACCATCACTCATCTATATAGGGAAGAAGGAAAATGGGGCAGTTATGGATCGCGTCGATTACGAATCACTGATCATTCAAGATCTCTTGAACTTTTATCGCGACAAGAGCTTGAATATTAGCCCTTGGTATCAGCGCCGGTCGGTCTGGTCGGAGCCCCAAAAGGCCTACCTGATCAACACGATATTCGAGCAAAAGCCAGTACCCAGCCTTTACGTGCGCCATCAGATCGATGTCGATGCTGAAAAGAGCATCAAAGAAGTTGTCGATGGTCAGCAACGCATTCGCACTATACTGTCCTATCGAGAGGATGCCTTTGCCGCTAGGCACCCCGAGCACAAGAATAAGGTAAAGTTCTCTGAGCTGAGCAAGGCGCAACGGGAGAACTTCGTGGCTACCAAGCTCTCCGTCGGCTACCTAATCGGCGCCGAGGATCAGGACGTGATCGAGATTTTCGGTCGTATCAACTCCATATCCAAGACGCTCAATCCGCAGGAAAAGCGAAACGCCCTCTACAGTGGCGAATTCAAACAGTTCTCGCTAACCCAAGCGGTCGAGCGGCTGCCGTTCTGGCGCGCGACGGACATCTTTACTGCGGCCGAAATCTCACGCATGCAGGAAATCCAGTTCGTCTCAGACTTGGTCATCAACATGATCAACGGCTTAAGTGATTTCAATGCGAAGACCATCGACAAGTTCTATAGGAATCGCGACGTGGACTTCCCGGAACGGGAGGAAATTGCGAAACGGATGGAGAGCCTGTTCGCGAAGCTAGTTGCTATCCCACCTACCGCCTTTAAGGACACCATCTTCAAACAATACCAGCTGGCCTTCAGCCTGATGGTGGTGGTCGACAGAATAAGGGATCAAAATCCCTCGGCTGAGAAAATAGAAAAGGTAATCCGCGAAATTGACGCGCAGGTCGCTGGCTATCAGGAGTTGGATGTCCGAACCGAGGAACAGTCGAATCTTATCATAGGTTTCACAGGCGGCAACCTGCACCGCATCAAGTCTAGGACCATTCGTGACGAGGCGCTTGCCGCTGCATTCTGATGCCGTCGCTGGTCAACGACTACGCTGAGTACCGCGCGGAAACTGCTCGGTTGACAAGCCTGCTGGTGTCTACGACGACGCTTACCCCCAAGCATCGCAAGTACATCGCCGAGGTGGCGCTGTTGCGCTTGGCTATCCTGATCGAAAATACAATGAAAACCGTGTTCTGCAAACTCTGCTGCGGAGCGACCTTTATTGACGGAGCCGCTCCGACGTTGATTGTGCAGCAGCGCAATATCCCGACCGCCGTCAATACCATGAGAACTTTGAATCGAACGGTCCCGCGCAACGGCTTGCCGTGGAACGACGGCAAGGAAATCCGAGAGAACATCAAGTTCGTCATAGATCCCAGCGACAACTGCCACCAAGAGCTGATCAAGTACGCCGCCTTCATGACCGAGATTCGCTGGATCAGGAACCACATTGCCCATAGGAACGATGGCACGCGGAAGAATTTCGTGAAACTGATCCGACGTTACTACGGCGCTCGTGTCCCCGGCGTTACATGCGGCAACCTTCTCGTATCGCCTCGTGTCTCCAACGCCCGTCCATTGATCGAGACCCATATCCTCAAAGCCAATGTCATGATGAAGGACATCGTTAGAGGCTAGGTCGCCTGATACGCGTCTCTCGCGTTTTGGTATGTATTGAACGTTCCCCGTTCTACGGCAGACCGGCAGCTTTTTCTCGTTAAGAACGACGGTGCAAATCTTAACGAATGTCTGCTTCTCGGAAACCGGGATGCGCCGTCGGATGGCGGCAAGGGGCGCATTTCGGATTAACTGCCCCTCTTCAGTCATCTTCCATTTGGTCAGGCGCCCAGCCAAATGCAGGCTGTAGCGCGGCCCATGCACCTGCCGCGACATGGGCGCCATGGCCGATGCTACCTTTACCGCTGTCGATCTCTCCCGCCTTGCCGCGCCGGATATCATTGAAGATCTCGATTTCGAGACGCTGTATGCTGATGCACTCGCCTATCTGAAGACTCTGCTGCCCGAGTACGAGGCCCGCGACAGCGATCCCATCGCCAAGCTTCTCCAGGCATTCGTTACCCAAGCCCAGATCCTGCGTCAGCGCATCAACGATGCCGCCCGCGCCGTCATGCCTGCCTACGCCGTGGGCAATGACTTGGACCACATCGCCGCCGCATTCGGCATCGCCCGCCTGACCATTACGCCCGCCGACACGGTCCTAGGCATTCCCGCCGTCATGGAAAGCGATACCGATTTCCGCCGTCGTATGGTGCTCGCGCCCGAAGGCTACTCGGTTGCCGGTCCCGAAGGCGCCTACGTATTTCACGCGCTATCCGCCGATGGCGATGTGCTCGATGCCAGCGCCACCAGTCCTTCACCGGGCGCCGTCCTAGTCTCGGTGCTGTCCCGCACCGACACCGGTGCCGCCCCGCAGACGTTGCTGGACACCGTGGCCGCCTACGTCTCGGACGAAACCCGCCGCCCGCTGACGGACTATGTCACCGTCCAGTCCGCCGGAATCGTCAATTACAACGTCGTAGCGTCGATAAAGACCTTCAGCGGCCCAGACGGCAGCGTGGTCATGGATGCCGCCCGGGCAAGCCTGGACGCTTACGTGGCCGAAAGCCATCGTATGGGCCGCGACGTCACCCGTTCGGCCCTGTTTCGCGCCATCCACGTCGAAGGGGTCCAAAACGTCATCCTCACAGCGCCCGCCGCCGACATCGTCGTTTCGCGCACACAGGCGCCTTTCTGTACCGGCATCTCCTTGACCTACGAGGGCGTGGACGAATGACCTATCCGGTCATCATGCCGCGCATGGGGGAGTTGGAACGCGCGCTGGAGCAGGTTGCGGGCAGATTGCTCGATATCCCGGTGCCGATTCGGGATGTCCGCTCCGCCGATACTTGCCCGATCAACCTGCTGCCTTGGGAGGCGTGGGGCCGCTCGCTCGACAACTGGTCATCGGACTGGCTCGAGGCGATCAAGCGCGAGCGCGTCCGGCAGGCTATCCCCATTGCCCGGCAGAAAGGCACCGCTGCGTCGGTGCGCGCCGTGATCCAGAGTTTTGGTGGATCCGTCGCGATTCGCGAATGGTGGCAAATGGTGCCCCCAGGAGATCCGCACACCTTCAACTTGGTCCTCAACCTCGATCGTCAAGGCGTTCCCGCAACCGCGGCCTTTGTCGATCAGGTCATTGCCGAAGTCAGCCGCGCCAAGCCGGTGCGCAGCCACTTCACCTTCACCCAGGGCCTCAACGCACAGGCATCGGTCGGCTTGGTCGCTGTCGTGCGTCCCACCATCTTCGCCCGCGTCGACTGCGCGGCTCCCGCCGCCTGACAGGATCACCCATGGCTTTCACTGCAATCGTTACTGACGCTGGCCGCGCAGCCCTCCCCAATTCCAGCCATACGGGAACGGCGGCTGTCACCATCGCCGCCGTAGGTATCTCGCCCACCGCAGTCACGCCCAGCAAAACTGTTACGGTGCTGCCTGGCGAAACCAAGCGCATCTCGACGATCGCGGGTGATGTCGTTGCCGACGACATCATTCATCTGATCGTGCGGGACGAAAGCACCGATGTGTTCACGGTGCGCAGCTTCGCGCTCTATCTCGCAGACGGCACGCTTTTTGCGGTTTACGGGCAGGCCAGCGTCATACTGGAAAAGTCCGCGCAGGCGATGATGCTTCTGGCGATCGACCTGCAGTTCGCAGACGTCGATGCCAACCAGCTGACCTTCGGCGATACCAACTTCCTGAACCCGCCCGCCACTACCGAGGTGAAGGGCGTGGTGGAACTTGCCACCAGCACCGAGACAAACACCGGGACTGATACCCAGCGCGCCGTAACTCCGCGTGCCTTCGCTGATGCCCTGTCCACCCGCCTAGACGCGCGGTTCGGTCCCGCCAACAGCGCAATCTGGCATCCTGGAAACGACGGCGCCGGATCTGGCCTGGACGCCGATCTACTCGACGGCCAGGACGGCAGCTACTATTCGAACATCCCCGCGCGGCTTGGGTACACCCCGATCAATCGCGCGGGCGACACAGTTACCGCCACGATCAGCTTCCGAACCAACGACAGCTCCTCGATCGCGGCCCGCCCCAACTCGCTCGCAGCGCTTCACGCAATCGGGAATGGCACCGGTCCTGCGATCATGTCGTTCGAACGTCCGAACGCCTTCGCCGCCTACCTTGGCGTCGATACGGATAATCGCTGGAAGGTCGGCGGGTGGTCGATGGGCGCGGTGGCTTACGAGCTGTGGCACTCGGGCAACGACGGCTCTGGATCTGGTCTCGATGCTGACCTGCTCGACGGGCAGGACAGCAGCTACTTCGTGAACATCCCGGCGCGGCTCGGCTACACCCCCGCGAACAAGGCCGGAGAGACGTTCACCGGCCCTGTCACCGTCCCCAGTTTCACCAATACGAACGGGCGCAGCTATTTCGGCGCGGACGCCAACGGGAATCATTGGCTTGGCGCCGTGGGGATCGCCAGCGAGCCGGGGCGCTTGGGCTACGGCTTCCGTACCTTGAACGGCGCGATCGTCAGCCACACCTTCATGGTGGGCGGCGCGGCCCGCCTCGTGATTTCCGACACGTCCATGCTGTTCAACTCCAGTCTCGTCTGGAACGCGGCGAATGACGGTGCTGGCTCGGGGATGGATGCCGACCTGCTCGACGGTCAGGAAGGCGCCTATTACGCCAATATCCCCGCGCGCCTCGGCTTCACCCCTGCGAACCGCGCCGGAGACACTTTCACCGGCTCGATCAGGCGGGATGACAATTGCTACATCGATCTGCTGAACGGCAATCCGATCATCAACTTCGATGGGTATGACTATTTCCAGTTCAGTCGCGCGTCGAACACACTGAGCCTCTATATCGGCGGAGCCGTGCAGACCTACTGCGGCCCTGACGGTTACCTCTGGGCGCGATCCGGGATTACGGTGAACGGACAAGTCGTCTGGCATGCTGGCAATGACGGCAGTGGCTCCGGACTGGACGCCGATCTGCTCGATGGGCAGCAAGGCAGCTTCTACACCGATATCCCCTCGCGCCTCGGCTACAGCCCGATCAACCGGGCAGGCGACACGCTGACGGCCACGATCCGCTATCGCAACACCGATGCCAGCCCGCTGGCATCCCGCCCCAGCACCACCACCGCCCTGCATGTCACGGCGATCGAGGGCGGGGCCGCGCTGATGTCGTTCGAGCGTCCGAATTCCTTCGCGGCCTTCCTCGGCATCGACACCGACAATCGTTGGAAAGTCGGCGGGTGGTCGATGGGCGCGGCGGCGCATGATCTATGGCACGCGGGCAACGATGGCAGCGGCTCTGGACTGGACGCTGATCTGCTCGATGGTCAACAGGGCAGCTACTACACCAACATCCCGGCCCGCCTTGGTTACACGCCTTTCAGTACTGGGGGTGGCGACGTTTGGGGGCCGGTCAATATCAATTATTCCGGCAACGCCTCCCTCACGCTCAATTCAACCGCGGCGGTCATTTCGCGCCTTGCGGCTCAGGCTGACGGCAACATTGTCCTCTATCGCAATGCCGGGAGCGGTGACGCCGTGGTATGGAGCGTCAACAGCCAGACCGGGCCGTTCAACATCGGGATGCCGCTCACGCGCCAGGGCAATCTCGTCTGGGACGCGGGCAATGACGGATCAGGCTCCGGCCTCGACGCCGACACGCTCGATGGCCTCCAAGGCTCCGACTATCTGCGCATCATCGCCGAGAGTAAGTCGGCCAGCGGCTACATGCGGCTGTCGAACGGCCTGGTCCTGCAATGGGGGCGCTGGACGTCTCCCGCCACTGCCGGACAGGCAATTGCCGTCACCTTCCCGATCGCCTTCTCGGAGGAGCCGTTCACGCTGGTGACCATGGCGGTCGTGACCACGGCCAGCGATGTCTCGACCTGGTCGAGCAACGGCATCACCGGATCGTCATTCCCCGCACGCTGCAGCATCGCCAGCATCGGCTGCCGCTACTATGCCGTAGGACCCGTCTGACCATGATCTATTTCAGCCCCTCGGCTGTCGCCTTCTACGACAGCGAGCTTCACGGTGCCTTCCCGGCCGACGCGCTGTCGATCGACCCTGATCTGCACCGCGCGCTTCTCGCCGCGCAGGAGGCAGGCCGCTGCATCGCCGCCGGACCCGATGGCGGTCCGATTGTCGTCGAACCTCCGATGCCGCCTTCGGATGAGATGCTCGCGCTGATCCGGATGGAGCGGGACAAGCGCCTGCGGGCCTCGGACTTTTCGCAGATGGCAGACGTTCCGCTGACCGCGGATCAGCGCGGCGCCTGGTGCGTCTACCGCCAGGCGCTTCGCGATCTTCCCGAAACCACAACCGATCTGGCCGCCGTCGTATGGCCAGTAGCTCCCGCCGAAAGGAACCTGAATGTCTGACCTGAAGATCAAGATTGGTGCTTATGACAGCACCCTGCGCAACGTCCCGGTGACCTTCACCAGCGGCGATATCAAGCACGAGCGCACGGTGAACGCGGCGCTCAAGGCTGATGGCAGCTACGATAAGGCCGCGACTAAAGCGCGCGTGGATGAAGTTGCGCTCGGCGTCGCCCACAAGATCGGCCTCGGCGTCATCACCGTGCCCACCCCAGAACCGGAAGCGCCGGTCGAAGACGCCGCGGATTCCGCTACTGCTGAGTAAGTGATCGGCGGCACTTCACGCCGCCCAATTCCCCCTTTACGGAAGGGGGTCTCGGATGTTCCCGCATCTCGAAACCAGCGAGCCTGCACTCGCACTCTCCGGGCAGCACGCCTGCCCCTTCGAGCACCCTTCCGCGTCTCAGGCGCGGAAG